AAGCACACGCCACCTCTTCACCATCATAGTTATAGAGTTTGACTGATTCAATGAAGCCATCAACCGCCTTCTGATAATCAGGTAAATCATTTAGAGTTACTTCATCATAGGTACAATCAGGTTTTATGACCACACCTTTAATTTGTTTAGACATTTATATCCACCCCATTATCTTCCTCTATCTGACGAATAACGTCATCCAACTCCGGTCTTGGTCTACTCATAGCCTTTACATCAGCCACTGCTAACTCGCAATCATTTAGGAATTGAACTCGGTCAAAATCAGGGTCGTATCCCTTAAAAGTGTCGGCTAATCCTTCGATTACCTGCTCAATGTTGGGCGATTCTTCTTCGTTCTTTAGCGCGGTTATCGTATCCGCGATTAGTAAATAGATTTCATTACTCATAGCCTTCACATCTTCCTCTCCACACGCAGTATCAGCGTGCTTGGTTAGTGTTCTTTCAGAGAATGTCCATCCGCACGCTCCGCACTTAGGCATTACCGAAGCCTTCCTTTTTATTGTAGCAATCGGCACATAGCCCTTCAAACATTTCCTTAGTACATACATTACGCGGGCAGTGGTTACACTTTTGATACTGCTCCGGCGACTTATCGTGGCAATCATCGCACTGACCACACCAATCGCAGTACTTATTGAATGGTTCCGGCTGTGTGCTTTTAAATTTGCCACACGAATAGAGGGTAATCTCATCCGCGCCCTCTTTAATTATCATAGTCTCAAGCATTGTCCTCACTCTCTTTCTCTTCGCACTCGACAACATAATCTTCGCACTCGTGGAAGATAATCTGATGAGACATTGTGAATACTTCTCCGCAGTTTAAACAAGTCTTCTTCATTTGATCGAGTTCTCCTATCCTCTGCTGGTTATTGGTTCATAGATTGGATGGATGGATACGATTCCTTCTAGTTTATTAGCCCATTTACTCGCGTCCTCTGTGGTTTTAAATACCCCATAGGTCACTGATGGCTGGCTCGTAGCATTTGGGATGAGCATTACCATATACCCGGCAACTATCATCCCATCTAGTATTTGGATTTCCTTGTCGGTAATCACTCTTCACTCTCCATATCTTCTTGGTCTTGTAAGGAATGGATGACCTTCATTAACTCAGCGATTCGTTGCTCTCTTGTGCGTCTGTTTGATAGACCAAACTTGGCACACTCTTCCCGGTAATACTTCTCGTACTCCGGCTTATGCTTCTTGACTACGCGGGTCTTTGCCCTAGCGGAAGCAATCGCCCGCTTCTGTAGTGTGGTTAAGTTCTTTTTATCCATATCAGAATGGTCTCTCTGTCATCTCATTCATACGCTTGCGCATTACATACACACGCGAGCGAAGGATAGAGTTTTCTCTCTCGAGTCTTGCGTTTGTTCTGCCCGCTTTGAGTAGAGCATACATACACGCAACTAACACAATGGCTATTGCTAAATAGTCCGTTGCTAACATTGTTGTCCTTTCGTTGGTTGTTGCGTAAGTGTAACTATAATCTAAGAAGCAGTCAATAACATATGAAAAAAATATTTAATGTTATGTTTAAACAGTTATCTCCAGACCTAACCCTCGTCCTCGGTTGTTGTCTAAACAGTAAGCCTGGAGTATTAAAAATATTTTAACGACTGTTTAAACAAATACCCGCCAGATGACTGGCGGGTAATATCGATCCGTTTAAACTAGAACGGCAGTTCCTCGTGCTTGCTCCAATACTTGGCGTACTTCTCAGCCTTGCGTTGGTTGTACCAGCCCGACCACTCATCATCTTCAGCGTTGGTCGTGTAGGTGTCACGCCACGCAGTCGTATCCCATCCACTCGACCACTTGTACGGCTCGTACTTGGTAGGCGTGAAGGTCTTGTACTCGATGACTCGACCATCTTTGACCTTGAAATACTCGCCCTCTTTTGCTTCGTAGTACCAGTCAAGGTCGCAGTCGGACATAATCGCGGCGTTTTCTATGGTGTCATAAGTCGAGCCATAGAACAGCGAGCCGGTGTCGGCTTGCCCGATGAAGAGCGGGGAAGAATTGACGCGTGCTAGATGAAGCGTGCGTGGGTCGCTCGCTTGAAGCCAAGCGAGAGCGGCAGTTCCGTACACTTCCGTCAGCACTTCCCAAGGCTTGCCATTGCCGAAGGCAATGAGAGCGGCAACCGCTTCCGAATCTACTTGTCCGACGCGTGGCACCTTAAGTTGTTTAAACAACTCTTTATCGTTTGAGATATGCCCGTTGTGTGTAAGCACAATTTTACCCCGGGGAATCGGGTGATTGTTAGCGTCCACAGTAGGCGAGCCTTGAGTTGCGAATCGGGTATGAAGGATGGCAGTAGTAGCGCCACCACATAGGTCAGCGCCCGCCTTTGGCACGAACTTGCCCGCGCCCTCGGCAGACTTACGAATGACACGCTTGCCATTCTTCGGGTTGATATACGCGACTCCGGTAGCGTCTCCGCCCCGGTGCTCGATGTCGAGCAACATCTGCCCGGCAAGGTCAGCCACAGTCACGCGTGAGTAATGTTTTGGGTCTAAACAATAGCCCGCAATTCCACACATATATTTATATCCTTTCGTCTAGGTTGATGGGTGAATCATATCACACAGCCCGCGCACTCAGGTCTCAAGCAGTCGCCGCACCTAATCGCGGGTTGTTTAAACACTTGGTTATCTAAGGCCGCCTCACTTTCTTCCTCTTGTTTAAACATCGGACAGCCCGGCTCGTGCGCTTCCGAAAAATGAGCGCAACAGTTTAAACAGCAATCATCCTTGTCATAACTCATTCCTCATCCTCGCTCACTAACATCTTGAACAGCGACCACGCGAGCAAGAGCACCATCACCAGCGCTCCGCCGTTTAAACCTTCGATTACTCCCACGGATCAACTCTCCCAATCGTTTAAACAATGGCTCGAAAATCGAGCCACGATCCGGGAGCCATTCCCGGATAGTGCCCGCCGAAGGAATCGCACCTTCGCAAGCCCACTAGGGGCGGGCGACCTTTCTACTTGTTGAGCACCTTCGCCCGGACTTTCAACCAATCCGCGATAGATGACTCGAGCGTGCCGATGTTCACCAAGGTATCGAGAAGAATCGGCGTGTGCTCAAGGCTTCGTGGAGCCCGGCGCCATTCTCCGAATGGCTTCCAAGCGCTTAGGGCTTCGTCCATTGTTAGGTCAATTCCGCGATTAGCGGTTTTGAGTAGTGCGTCCATCAACTTAGCCCAAGCAATCGCCTTAACGCCATTAAGCGTGGACTGATGTAGTCGAACTTCGACAGTGCCGTGGCGCTCGAGCGCGTCCAAGTTGAGCGATGTATAGCGGTCACCATTAACCGCGCCAAGGTTGCCGTTAGCGATGTACTCGGCTTGGCGCTCGGCTTCGTCACGACCCAAAATCCGGCAATAACGATTTCCATTCGTCCGGCTTGGAGCCACTAGCGGGGCGATGGCGTGATGAATTCCGTAGTAGTTGAGCACGAAGCGGGGAAGCGACTCGGTGACATTATCGAACGCACGCGCTCCAAGGTGAATATGGAAGCCCGCCGTAGTTGATGTTCGAGCGCCCGCGTCCTTGAGAATTCTCGCGACCTTGTGCGCTTCGTTTAAACGACTTGGAGAGAGAATTGGAGACACGATTTCGGCTCCATTGTTAAGGCTTCCGTCGTGTACCGCCTTCCAGCAATCGTGAGTCTCGTGGATGTCGGAATCAACATAGTCGCAAGCGATACCGCCTTCGTTGAGTAGGTTGCTGGCAATGCGTGGGCGAATTCCTTCGACTTCGAATTCCATTCCGAAAGTAGTCATTCTATTTTCCTTCCGTCATTGGAAGCGAGCAAGCGGGGCAGATAGGAGCGCCGAAGGTAATGAGTGTCGAGCGGGATACCCGAACAATGTATTTATCGGTTGAACATTCAACTTTGCGAAGCCTTGTAGTTTGCTTCGATTTTGCTTGATTTTCAATCACTTTCGAGCCTTTCGTCTTTTCTCGGTATTGGCGTTGTTGCCAATAAGAGAATTGAACCATTGTTTAAACTAGAATTCAATTTCCCGGAATAAATTTCTTAAAGTTATGCTATCGAACGGATGTTCGAATCTAACCATCAAGTAGAGATTGAGAGTTCCGGGGATATGGAACCGACTCGAACACTTGTTCGAATGTTTAAACACGCGGAAGGCTAGGCGGGTCAGGATGTCCGGGAATGTTTAAACGAAGGTAAGTCTCCCGGGGGATGCCGGGGGAAGAGTCTGCCTTGGAAAGAATTGAGAATCGAATCGAATCAAGCCCGGCTCGGCTTCGTCCTCGCCGTTTAAACAAAAGAGACCCGGGGTTGCTAAAAAACAGCCGGGGCGTGACAGTACTCCCTCACAAAATATCTACACTAAAGTGAATTTTGCTCGGGGGGAATGTCCGTATTTGTCCGGGTATTTACCCACTATTTTGTGAAGTCAATCACAATAGTGGGAAATCCCCTATTTTTCCTGCCTTATATATAGTAGGGGAGTAAAACGACGATACGAGTCGGTTTACGAGCCCTACTCGCTACGCTAGGGCTTCGCGAAGACCCCTAGTCTGAGCGATAGCCCAGCCCCTAGGGGGCTGTGTCAGCAGCCGCCGACGGGGCGGTAGCGTTACGGTGCGAAGCACCGTTTTTAGTGGGGATAGTTCTACCATTTTTCAACAGGAGCCTAATGCCCCAAAATTTTAATTCGATGAAAGAAGTCGATAAAGCCAAGAGAGCGATACTCCAGGCGATAGCCGATGGCTTGACGGTAGAGCAGGCTTGTACCATTGCTGGTAAATCGGTCAAGACCTATGAGTACTACCGTAGGTCAGACCCAACATTTAAGGCTCTACTAGATCGCACCCGCCAGGGTGCTCTAGAAAAGAACTTTACAGAAGAGACTGCCCGTAATTTAGATTTCGTTACCTGGAGAAAACAATATCTCCACCAGGAGACCTTCGGTCACCAGAAGAACCTAATAGATGTTATAGAGGGTAGAGACCCATCTTGGTTCCATACCTCTATGAAGTACGAAAAGGGTCTTGCGGATAACCGCATCCTAATTAACATTCCACCAAACCACGCGAAGTCTATAACCGTGACCGTGGATTATGTAACCTACAAGATTGTTAATAACCCCAACTTCCGGGTTTTAATAGTTTCTCAGACTCAACGCCTAGCGGCGGATTTCTTATACGCCATAAAGCAACGTCTTACCCACCCAATGTACTCAGACCTCCAGCAGGCTTACGCCGCTGGTGTCGGGTTCAATACCAAGACCGCTTCCTGGCAGGCTACCCGAGTTACCTTCGGTGATGAACTTAGAGAGTCTTCTGAGAAGGACCCGAACCTAGAAGCCGTGGGTATTGGTGGTCAGATTTACGGTAAGCGTGCAGATATGATTATCATAGATGACGCAGTTACCCTAAGTAACGCAAATGACTTTGAGCGACAAATCAAATGGCTACAGCAGGACGTTAGGTCCCGTCTTAACCCAACAGGTAAGTTGATTGTTGTAGGTACCCGCGTTGCCGCGGTTGACCTATACAAAGAACTGCGCAACCCGGACCGATATCCGGGCGGTCAGATTCCCTGGACTTATCTAGCAATGCCGGCTTTACTTGAATCAAATGAAAACCCCGAGAAGTGGGTTACGCTCTGGCCATACTCAGACCAACCATTTGATGGGCAGACCGATGATGATAAAACTGAAGAAGGCTTATATCCGCGCTGGAATGGAAAACACCTTTTTGCGGAAAGACAAGCGATGGATGCGTCCACTTGGGCGCTTATCTATCAGCAGCAAGATATTTCAGATGACGCCATCTTTGACCCGATTTGCGTTAAAGGCAGCATTGACGGAATGCGGAAGGCGGGTCGCCTCAATCCAGGATCACCTGGACATCCTCGTGACATTAACGGCTTTTCTTTTATCTGTGGCCTCGACCCAGCAATGGTCGGTGACACTGCCGCTGTCTGTTATGCTGTTGACCGTATTAGTCATAAGAGATATATCGTGGATGCTATCAAGATTACGCGTCCAACACCTGCTCAGATTAGACAACTTATCACGGATTGGACAAACGTCTACGCTCCGTCTGAATGGATAGTTGAGCGAAACGCTTTCCAGTCATTCTTGACGCAAGATGAAGGTATTAGAAACTTCCTAGCATCTAAAGGTACAGTTCTTAGAGAACATCACACTGGCAATAACAAATGGGATGCAGGATTCGGTGTGGCTTCTATGTCCACCTTATTTGGAACTAAGCAACCTGATGGAAAGCATCATAGAGATAATCTGATTCATCTACCATCAGACCAGACAGAAAATGTAAAGAGCCTTATCGAGCAACTTATTACTTGGTCTCCAACGACCAAAGGTAAGACCGATATGGTTATGGCACTTTGGTTCTGTGAAATCAGAGCAAGAGAAATGCTAAACGTAGGACTTAATCAGAAGACACATATGAATAATCCCTTCCTCAATCATAATGAGCGAAGGCGACAAGTTGTGGTCAATATCGACCAACTACTGCAGGACAAGGAACGTCAGTTCATTTAGGGAGGCTAAGTGTTATCAGCCAAAGAGGTTATCGCTAAGGTAGACCGTCTAAAGACGAAGTATGCCCCACGCGACCAGCGTATGCGTAGCGTACTTTCTGTACGCCAAGGAGATATCTCCAAGGTCTATCCTGCTATGTTTACGGAAGAATATCCAAAACCTCTAGTCGCTAACTTCATTGACGTTGCTGCTCGTGACCTTGCAGAAGCAATGGCACCACTACCTTCCTTTGAATGCTCTGCTACCAATATGGTTTCAGATTCAGCACGTAAGGCTGCTGATACTAGAACCCGCATTGCAAACTATTACGTCTCAGGTTCAGACCTACAGATTCAGATGTACACCGGTGCTGACTGGTTCAATACCTACGGTATGTTGCCAGCAATCGTTGAGATGGATTATATAAACAACAATCCACGTATCCGCTTGCTAAATCCATTTGGCGTCTACCCAGAGATTGACAGATTTGGTCGCACAATTTCTTTGACCCACATTACAAATACTGACGCTGAGACTTTAGCATCACAGTATCCAGAGTTCTACAATGAAATCCTTGGCGCTAATAACGCAAGTTATCCGCTAAACAAAATGCCAGCAAATACTCCATACCTAACGCTGGTTCGTTATCACGACAAAGACCAAGATTTATTATTTATCCCAGAGCGCAATAACCTGATTCTATCGCAGACAGTAAACGTCCTTGGTAAGTGTCTGGCTTCAGTTGCTGTTCGTTCATCTATTGATGGCGAAGCACGAGGTCAGTTTGATGATGTTCTAGCGGTACAACTGGCCCGTGCTCGCTTTGCAGTTTTGCAAATACAAGCGGCAGAAAAGT